ATGCCGCTCGGGCTGCCGCTCGGGCTGCCACTCGGGATAAACAGAATAAAATTCTTGTTGCGTTAGTTGATAAGTACATTTCTAGGGGGTAGGCTATGCTGGATGAACTGAAGGATAAAGTGGTAGAAGTGCAAGACAATATGTTAAAGAATCTGTTAGGGGATTTAGATGGTAATGTAGAGGGTATGGAGGATGCAACGATCACCGAACAAAACTACATAGCTATTATTAGTGAAGATTGTAAGGTGAGGTATTTAAGTAATAATGCATGTGCCGCTGGTTTACTGGAGGGGTATAACACAGAATGGGCTACTAACAATACGCCAGTAGTTATTGTATCGGCATTAATGCATGGTGAGGATGGGAGATACCTACAGAATACCGAGGTGGGTCTTAGGTTTCTAGATTGGCTATTGAATAGAAGCCCATATGCTTGTACATTTATCTCTAAGAATTCTAAAGAGGTTGTTGACAGTGGGTTTGTCTTATGCGACCCAGATACTAACAGAGACCTCATGGTGGGCGGATTGGTAGCGTGCCGTGTGATGTGGGAATATACATCTGCTTGTGAGGGGTGGTACGAGCTAGTATCTAGGGGATGTAATGAGAATTTAGCTTTCCTAGTGTCCCATAGAGCCAATTTTACAGGTGGCAGGGTTAATTTTGATAATCGTGATGACTGTCATAGGGCCGTCTCTATCTATTATTTAGGGCATGCTATACGCAATTTTGTATTCGGCAAGCCAGATAAACGACCGACATATAAAGATAAGCCTGGGTATGGTGGTATATCTAATTTATGGGGAAAGTATGAATGGGATAAAGGATATATCAAAGATTTAACGTCTAAGATAAATTACAGTGAGGAGTCTAATAACAATATATTTGCTAAAGACCCTGCCAAGAAAATGTGTAGTGTTAAAAATGGATTTGACCAATTAGCCCCATTAGTGCTGGAATATGAACGTACTGTGTTGAAATTAAATAAGGAAGAAGCGGCATGAAAGTGTTTATAGAAAATGGAAGTTACGAGTATAATGAATTATTCTTAAGCTTAGGGTTTGAATTAACAGACAACTCAGAAGAATCTGATTTGGTATGTTTTACTGGTGGGTCTGACGTAAGCCCACATTTTTATGGGGAGCGGCACCACCCAACCACATGGAATGATGTAAACAGGGATGTACAAGGGCAACATATTATTCAAGTGGCTCTTAAATTGGGTATACCTATGGTGGGCATATGCCGAGGTGGTCAGTTCTTAAATGTCATGAATGGTGGTAAATTATATCAGGATGTTGATGGTCATGCCACAGGCCGTCCTCACAACCTCATAGACGAGCTTACTAGCGAACAGTATAGTGTTACGTCCACTCACCACCAAATGATGAGCCATGGGCCTAAGGGGTTGATTGTAGCCCATGCTAAGGAATCATCATATAAAGAATATATGAGGGATGACTACGTAGTTAGGATTAACCCCGTACAGGACTATGAGGAAGATGTTGAGGTGGTATGGTATGAGGACACTAAATGTCTGTGCTTTCAGCCCCACCCCGAGTTTACTGGGAATGAGAGTGCTGATTCCACGAAATTATATTTCAAAATTTTATTAGAACGTTATTTCAACATAAATTAGGAGCTCGTAATGGCTACAATAGTACGTAGAAGAAAACTTGGTATGTCTAGTGCTAAGGGTATTTGTGAGGCATCACAGACGGGTATAAGTTGGTGTCGTAATGATTTAGGCATTCCTGAAGATAATATATACATTCGTTGGGGATGTACAGCCAATGTGCCGCGCGGAGCCAAGATTATTAATAAGGCTGCGGGCATTCATGAGGTGGCCAACAAGCTTGAGTTTAGACGGTTATTAGATGAGCATGAGCTTTGCCCTGCCACTTGGTTTGATTACAAAGATGTGCCACAGGAGACATTTGAGGGGGGTGTTATTGTACGTACTAAGACTCATGCACAAGGTCGTGGATTATGGCTTATACACGAGTCTGGGGAGCTTAAGGCTAAATGTTTAGCTATGGGTGAGGGTGAATACTACCTAGCCGAGTACATACCTAAAGTGGCCGAATACCGTGTGTTTGTTATTAGTGGACGGGCTGTATGTGTAGCAGAGAAGACACCTGCTGACAAAGATTCTATAGCTTGGAACGTAGCCAAGGGCGGTCGATTTGACAATGTGCGTTGGGGAGATTGGAACGTTAAGGCCGTTAAAGTGGCTATAAAGGCGTTTAATTTAACAAGTTTAGACTTTGGTGGTGTTGATGTAATGGTTGCACCTAATGGTGATTGTACGGTGTTAGAGATTAATTCGGCCCCCTCATTAACGAGCCCTTATCGTCAACAATGTATGGCTAAGGGCTTGGACCATATTGTAACTAACGGTACAGATCGTATACCACTAATTAAAGAGCTTGGAGGCTATCTAAAGTTTATACACCCAGCAGTATGTGATAAGTCTAAGATGGTTGAGGGGGTGGTATAATGTGTGGATTGGTTGGCGTGATGGGCCACATAACCATCGTAGAAAAAGCTGTATTCCAACAACTACTGCTCGTAGATACCATAAGGGGTAAACATTCAACAGGTATAGCAGCTATTGACCACGTAGGGGATGTCACCGTATTTAAGAGGGCTGTTAATGCCTTAGACTTCTTTGACTTCAAGCAATATGACCGTACAATGCTATATTCTAGCAATTGTTTGATGGGGCATAACCGTTACGCTACAGCAGGGGAGGTAAACAATACTAACGCCCACCCATTCGAGTTTAGTGAGCTTGTTGGTATGCATAATGGAACACTGACAAAACGTTATATGTTGGACGACCATGTGGATTTCGATGTGGACAGTGAGAATTTATACCATCATATGAATAAGAATGGTGTAGAGGATACCTTTGAGAAGGTGGGGGGTGCTTTTGCCTTGACATGGTTTGATAAGGTAGACAATAAACTATGCTTTCTTCGTAATAACCAACGGCCATTGTGCTATTGCCATGTTGAAGGTAGAAAGACTATATATTGGGCTAGTGAGCCTTGGATGTTAGAGGGTATTCTGGAGCGTAACTGTATAAACCACGAAGCTGTTATCATTACTAAAAAGGATACACTATACGAGTTTGATGTACCTAAGGGGTATAATACACACTCTTGGCCTTTGAATGCCCCTGATATTAGGCTACTTAAGAAAAAGGAGGAGCCTGTAGTAAAAAAGCCATTAGGGCTTGTGTCCAAGGGCTCTTCAGGGGGCTCCGGCTACACTAAGGCAAAGGTTTATTTGGGGGAGAATCCACTATTCTTTGTAGAAAGAAAAGAGAGGGATATGAATGGGTCTGAATATATGCTATGTACACTAGAGGATGGAGTTGATGTCCCCATTAGGGTGTACCTACCCAAAGATCACGACATGTGGCATATTATGGAAGAGAGCGTCAACTCTTTCACTGGCAAAGTGAAGGCTCTTAAAATTCAATCGGGCAAGGTATACTTATTAATAAATGTAAAGAGTGTTGCCGAAGTAGAGTTTGATATAGAAATTGATGAAGACCCAGACACAGTGCTTGGGTGGGGGGGTGCTGTCTTAACCAAGGAAGATTTTAGTGAAGTAACTAGTAGTGGTTGTTGTTGGTGTAGTGGCAACGCTGAATGGGGCAAGCCTTTTGAGTTTGTCAGTGCAGAAGAATTCGTATGCCAGCACTGTTTACACTTAGAAGATGTACAAGCATATCTTAATGAGGGGGTAGGGTAATGAAGATTGGTAAGTTTAATGTACTGCTGGGGGCTGACCCTGAGTTGTTCGTATCTAAAGGGGGTGAGTTTGTTTCAGCTCATGGTATGGTTGAGGGGACTAAGAAAAAGCCCTTCCCAGTAAAGAATGGTGCTGTACAGGTAGATGGCATGGCATTGGAATTCAATATTGACCCAGCCGAGAATTCACTAGAGTTTGCTAATAATCTGGATAGTGTTATGTTGCAGCTAGGGGCTATGGTTCCTGAGTATAACCTAGAGGCCGTACCCGTGGCCCATTTCAGCAAGGAAGTTATGGAGGCCGCCCCTCGTGAAGCGCTAGAGCTAGGTTGTGAGCCTGACTTCAATGCTTGGGAAGGGGGAAGGGCTAACCCAACACCAAATGGAGATGTAGACTTTCGTACTGCCGCTGGTCATATACACATAGGCTGGACAGAGGGTATTGATATTAATGATGTAGGTCATGTAGAAGCTTGTATATTATTAGCCAAGCAATTAGATTTCTATCTAGGCCTACCATCCATATTATTAGATCCTGATAATAAGCGTCGTGAGTTGTACGGTAAGGCTGGCGCTTTCAGGGTTAAGACTTACGGCATGGAGTATCGAGTCTTGTCTAACTTCTGGCTTAAGGACAGGTCATTGATGCGTTGGGTGCATACCAACACCATGGAGGCGTTCTCCAATTTATTAAATAATGGCGGTAGACCAAGATATGGGCCCCACACAGAAAATATTATAAATGAGTCAGGTAGAAAAGAGTCAGTTAAACTTATCAAACTATTCGGCTTACACATGCCCCCTAAGGTATTAATAAAAGGATTGTTATAATGTATGATGAACCAGATTATGCTAGGTCCAGGCTAGAGGGTACAGTAGTGTTGCTTAACGGTAAGGCTGTATATGTGGGGGATGTATATGGAGATATGTATTGTGACGTGTACTTGGATTTAAATGAGGGGGTTTGTGAGCGGGTAGCTGTCGATGACTTACAAGTACTAGCCCCCCCCTTAGGATTTGTAAATCTTCGTAATAAGGCTGCATACTTAAGCCGTAAACCCTTGAGGGAGGATTGGAGGCAGGGTCTACGGCCTAATCAGATAGTGGACTTATCGGGAAACCTTAAGCCCAGAGAGCTAGATAGTAAGTTAATAATGAATTGTGTTAATGGGCAGTTCTTCAACTTACATGTAGCTCAAGACTCAATAGGGCATGGGGCTAAATCTGTTGCCATCAGCCGTGACTTCTGTGTATCAGGTGATAAGGGGGGTTTAGAACTTATCTACAAGTGGTATGGTAAGGTGGGTGAGGTGTGGAGTGGTAAAGTTAATCTGGATAAGGAATGGCTACATTTAAAGAGTTTGTTGGGGGTGTTTTGTGCTTAAAGTTATGAGAGCTTTTAAGGTATACAAGGGATATGCCACTGAAGGAGACCTAGGAGTGGAGATAGAGGTGGAGGGACATAATCTACCTGATGCAAAACACTATTGGAAGAGGGATTATGATGGCTCTCTACGTGGTGAATGTACTGAGTATGTGCTGCGTAAGGCTATGACACTGCCGGAAGTTAAGAAAGCTTTAATTTCCTTAAATAAAGCCTATAAAGACAATAAAACTAAAGTGAATGATTCAGTAAGGGCTGGAGTACACATACATGTCAACGTACAACATCTGACAGTGGTACAACTATTTAATTTCATGACAACCTACATTATACTGGAGGATTTATTAGTACGGTATTGTGGTGAATATAGGGAGGGTAATCTATTCTGCTTACGTATTAAGGATGCTGATTACCTGCTATATACACTAGAGAAAGTGGCCCGTGATAAAACATTTCATAAATTAAACAATGATGTGTTACGTTATTCATCTATGAATGTAGTATCCCTTGCCAAGTATGGTAGCCTAGAGTTCAGGGCAATGAGGGGGTCGAGGGATTTAAAATTAATTGGTCGTTGGGCTGAAATACTTCTTAAATTACGGAATAGAGCTATAACATTCTCAAATCCTAAGGAGATAGTAGAGCTTGTTAATGAACATGGCTCTGAGAGCTTCCTCAAAGCATTCCTAGGGGACTTCTTTGATGAGATATGCAATGGTATTAACCCAGAAGAATATATCCCTAACGGACTTCTTAGAGCTTCGGGTTTAGCTAACAGTGCGGACTGGGATAGCTATGAATCAAAATTAATTGGTGGACTTGATTTTCCTTTGGGTGTCGAGTTTCCAGATGAACCACAGGAGGACTACTAATGTTTATCTATCCATACAAAATTGGCAGTAAGTCAGTAGGGGCACTGAGACAAGGCCTAGGCGCTAAAAGTATTAAGCTTGAGAATAGTAATTTTAAGGGGTCTGCTGACAGAGTGGTGATTAATTGGGGGTGTTCACAAGACTTACCGCCTGAGGTAGCTATGTGTAGGGTAATTAACCCACCTGATATTGTGCGTAAAGCGTCTAATAAGCTGTCATTCTTTGAAACTATTGAAGACTGGAATGAGGACGAGGGGTATTATGTAACTATACCCAGTTATACTACTAAAAAAGATTGGGTTAGGGCGTGGCTTAATGGTGGTGATATTGTTCTGGCTCGGCATAAGCTTAATGGCCATAACGGCGATGGCATTGAATTGCTGGAGGGGGTAGATTGTGGTATACCAGATGCCCCTTTGTACGTTAAGTATATACCAAAGAAACAGGAATATCGTGTACATGTAGTTGGTGGGCAAGTAGTTGACGTACAGCGTAAGTCTAGGCGTCATGATGTATCTGATGATGAAGTTAACTGGCGTATACGTAATTACAAGAATGGATTCATCTTTGCTCATAGTGATTTAAATGTACCTCATGGTGTCAGGGAAGGGTCCATAGCTACTTGTGAAGCATTAGGACTAGACTTTGGTGCTGTTGATGTTATATACAGCGATAGGAATCAAACAACTTATATTATTGGAGTGAATACAGCCCCAGCCCTAGCAGGTACAACGCTTGAGGGGTATGTTGAAAGGTTCAAGAACTGGGACAAGCCTGCTGAAAAGATACAGAGATTTAAGGCTAATCCATTCCACGTGTATGATACACTAGAGGTGCAATTAGATATGGAGTGTATTGCAGTACCCGCAGCTCCAGTAGTGCCCGGTGTAAAGGCTCGTGTGGCGATACCAAATAAGATTATATTGAATCATGCCGCTGAAAAACGTTTAGTGATGGAAGATGTTGCATGGGCTGATGACTTAGTGGACGAGGGGTAGTTTATGGGTATCAATAATGGTGATTTAGTTTACGTATCACACCTACCAGGCTCTATGAGTCACTTTGATGTTAAGGTGGGGGTTGTGTGTGAGTGTAATAGGAGGGGAGGGTTCTTCATCAGGGAGGTAAATAAGTTCGGTAAGACTATAAAGGATAGTGAGTCTGGTTGGTATGATGAGTCTAATGTTACAGTTCTGTGCAAGGGCTACCTTCGAGGCAGGTTAGATAATAGAAACGTGTATAAAGAAGTGGATGGCTTACAGGGTTTGATAAAGTCTGCCAGCCCTTATATGGAAAAGGTCAAGTCCGAAGCTAATAAACACAGCAGAGAGTTCTGGGCAAGGTTTGGGCTGGAGTAGAGAAGTCCTCATTTCTTGTAATTATAGCTCAAAAATAATTTGGGCTTTGGTTTAATGATAAAAAGGAAAATGTAATGCCAGTGATTAATGGTAAATACTACACAGAAGAAGAAGTGGCAGCTATTAAAAGTCAATCTAGTGCTAGTGACTTTGATAAATTCTTAATCAGCGGGGTTATTGGTGCTGTTACGGGCTCTGCAATTATAGGTGGTCTATTAGGTGGTAGCCTTCTTGGAGGTCTCGTTGGAGATATATTTGAGGGCGATGACGATAGTTGGTTCTAGGAGATTAACATGGGTCAATGTTTAGATAAAACCTCTCACTCTTGCGGAACTAGGCAGGGAGTGCAGGTATTCGAGAGGCCTGACGGTAATGTTGATGGATATTGTTTTTCCTGTGATACATACGTTAGGTATCCCTATGGGGGTGAGAAGTCTGTCAAAGAGCTGCCTAAGAAGCGTATGGGTCTGTCCAAAAAGGAAACTAAGGCTAAGATAGCAGAAATAGATTCCCTCTCCTGTATGGACCTCCCAGAGAGGCGCTTACGTAAGGATGCCCTTGAGCAATTTGGTATTAAGATAGGGCTGAGTGAGGAGGATGGTAAAACACCAGCATTCCACCACTACCCCTATACTAAGGACGGAGAATTTGCATCATACAAGACACGCCTCATTGAAGGGAAACGTATGTGGTCTGTTGGAGACCAAACTGATGTAGACCTGTTCGGCTGGGAACAAGCCATAGCTACTGGAGCTAAACGATTAGTGATAGTGGAGGGTGAGTGCTTTAGGCCTGAGACAGAGGTGTTAACTCAACAAGGGTGGGTTAGTCTTAGGGACTATGATGGAGTTAGCCCTGTAATGGTTGCTCACCAAGAGGGGGATGGGGAATTTTCCACACCTATTGCCGTGGTTGATAAGTTCTACACTGGAGAGTTAGTAGAGTATAGATCTGGCTCTTACTACTCTTGCACCACACCCAAGCATAATTTAGTGAGGATAGATAAAAAGACTGGGGGCTGGTTTAAGTGCAAGGCTGGGGATAAAAAGAAGAAACACTACGCAGTACCACGCACTATCTCTAACCTTAGGTTTAGTGACAACACGTACAGCGTAGCCTTGGCTCAAGCTAAGGTAATGATAAGTGCTGACTTCACCCTCAGGAAGGAAGGGGACTTGTACGCCAGATTTAAAAAGGCCCGTAAAGTAGCTCGGTGTGTTAGGATACTAGACTCTTTAGGAGTTAGGTACACTATGAACTGGGACAACAACAAGGATTTTGCCAGCTTCTTTGTACACAGGGGACATGGGCTTGATGTCAGTAAGTTATTTAAGTTTGAGGACTTAGGGGCTACAAATGCCAGAGTAATGCTGGAAGAGTTGGTTCACTGGGATGGCAACACAGTGCCTAACCGGTGCCAGTTTGAATACTCCAGTAAAGAGTACCATAACGCCTGTTTTGTGCAGGCTTTAGCTCACACACTGGGGTACACTTCTACCATAATACCAAGAAATAATGAGTTCGGTAACTGGTATAAGGTGTCGGTACTGCTCAACAAGCAACACTCTTGCACTCAACAAGGTTACACACTAGCCCCCTACACCGGGCGTGTGATGTGCCTTACGGTTAAATCTGGGATGCTTATGGTACGTCAGCGTGGTAGTGTATCTATATCAGGCAACTGTGATGCTGCCTCCTTGTGGAAGATACTACAGCTGTATCAAAAGGAGGAGTTTAAGGACTATCTACCTGCAATCACATCGCTACCTCACGGAGCTTCTGGAGCCGCTAGAGATTTAGCTAGGCTAGCCCCTAAGATACGTAGACATTTCAAGGATATTACATTCGTATTCGATGCTGATGAAGCTGGCAGGTTAGCCACCGAGGAAGCTTGTAAGGTGTTTCCTGAGGCCACCACCGTAGCATTACCAGCTAAGGATGCTAATGAATGTATTATGAAGGGGCTTGGTAAGGCAGCATTCAAGGCTGTCACATTCAACGCTAAGAAGCCTAAGAACACTAGGCTTGTTTGGGGCAGGGATGTACATGATGATGCTAAGAAACCTGCTGAATGGGGCTTGAGCTTCCCTTGGGAGGGGTTGACTAAGATAACTAGGGGATTACGTTTTGGTGAAACTTATTACTTCGGTGCAGGTGAAAAGCTTGGCAAGAGTGAACTTGTTAATGCCCTAACTGCACACTTCATAGAGGAACATGACTTAAAGGTAATGGTTGCTAAACCAGAGGAAGCCAACAACAAAACCTATAAGATGGTGTTGTCTAAGATTGTAGGTAAGATATTCCATGACCCCACCAAGGAGTTTGACCCTGAGGCATATGAAAAGGGTGGAGATATCATTAGGGATAACTTATGTATGCTTAATCTATATCAACACATAGATTGGGAGACCCTCAAGGGGGACATTATAGCAGCTACATCGGAGGGTGTTAAATTAGTTATCATTGACCCAATCACCAATCTAACTAACGGCATGTCCAACAGTGACATTGACGCCCACCTCAAAGGGGTGGCTCAAGAAGCTGCTGCTATGGCTATGGATTTAGATATAGCTATCATGTTCTTTTGTCATCTAAATAAGCCTGTTAAGGGGGCTACACCCTGGGACCGTGGAGGTAAGATTACTACGGATTACTTCGCGGGTAGTAGTGCTATGGCCCGTAGTTGTAATTACGCTATAGGTATACAGGGGAATAAAGACCCTGAATTACCACCTGAGGAGCGTAACATACGTGACCTAGTGATATTGGCTGACCGTGAGTTTGGTGAGAGCGGCACGGTTAGGTTGTACTGGGACCAGAATACTAGCCTATTTAACGAAATGAAAGGTGGATAAAATGAGCAGACTAATGATAACATCTGACCTACACTTAGGTCATGACAATGCTATTAAGTGGAGGCAACAGTTCAGTACACCAGAAGAACATCATGAGACGTTGTTTGATAACTTGGCGTCTAATATAGGTAAGAGGGACACCTTAATAATGCTGGGTGACATGGCCTTTAACAGCCATTGGCTCCATCGCATAGCTGGTATTAAATGCCAGAAGAAAATATTAGTGTTGGGTAATCATGATACTGAGAGGGTGCATATTAGGGATATAGTTTTATCTGGGGCTTATGATGACATGCACTCCTTGTACTATAAAAGGAATAAAATATTCAGCCATTGTCCTATACACCCCAAACACATGAGGGGTAAAGATTGTAATATCCATGGGCACTTACATGAGGAAATAATTACTGAAATTGGGCCGGGCTTCAGTACCCAACCTCACCATAAATACTTCAATGCTTGTGTAGAGCATACGGATTATAAGCCTATCCCTTTTGCTGAAATATTGGAGAGAATTAATGCTTAAGATATTAGAGAAATTCTATATTGAAAATCGTCTATTGCTAGTCAAGCGATTAGCTAATCGTGCGGGTAGTATAGAGAATGCTGAAGATGTCTTACAGGAGTCATTCACTAGAGCTATTAAGTATCGGGCACACTTTGACCCCGATAAACGAGAGCTAGGGGCTTGGTTCAACACCATCATGAACAATGCTCTAAAGGACTTTAAACGTGATGACCGACTGGGGGGTATGGTTATTACGTATGAAGAGGGCATGGAAGAAGCTTATGAGATGTCCCAAACTGACTATGACATGGCCAATCGCATTAGTAAAGCCATCTCTAATCGTGATGCAAATACTCGGTCTGTGTTACATCTATATTTTGAAAAGGAATGTAGGGTGGGGGAGATTAAGGAGATATTAGGTATACCATATAAAACCGTGGAGTCTATTATCTATCGTTTCAAGGCAGATATGTCTGATGAATTTGGAGAAGAATGATGAGTGAAGAATTTAAAGCGTGGCCTAAGATACCAAGGTCTTGTGGTGAAAATGTAGTAATAACAGAGAAGATGGATGGCACTAACTCCTGTATAGTTATACGGGATGTTGTCATAGTTGGTGTTCAATCTCGTAAAAGATTTATAACCCCTGAGGATGATAACTATGGCTTTGCCACATGGGTTAAGGCTAACGAAGAGTCGTTACTAAGTTTGGGGGAAGGCCATCACTACGGTGAATGGGTTGGTCCGGGCATCCAAAAGAACCCACACAACCTACTAGAGAAGAGGTTGTTCCTATTCAACACATTCAGGTGGAACGAGAACAACCCTCAATTGCCTAGTTGTTGTAGTGTTGTACCTGTTTTATATAATGGGGAATTGGAAGATATTACTTTGGAGCTGGAGATGGCTGCCCTTAAGATTAAGTCCTTGGAGGCAGGGTATGTACCAGAGGGGTTATAACTTACTTCTGCAAGGCAAGGAGGTATGAGAAAACTACGTATAATTACTCCAAGGGTAAATGGTGTAGCTAATGCACATTGGTAATGTATTCGACCTAGAGTGTGATGGGTTCAACCCCACCAAGATACATTGCTTATCCGTTAACGGGGGTAAGCTTAAATCTACCGCCAACTATGACAACATGCGTAAGTTCTTTCTACAAGACAACTTAGTGTTAGTAGGACATAACATATCACTGTTTGACCTGCCTATAGTTGATAGGTTGTTAGGTATAGAAGTGAAGGCCAGGATAGTTGATACCTTAGCCTTATCTTGGTACTTAGAGCCTGACCGTAAACGTCATGGACTTGAATACTATGGTGAAGACTTCGGCATACCTAAGCCAGTAGTTACTGACTGGGATGGGCTGACTACTGAAGAGTATATACATCGTTGTGAAGAGGATGTAAAGATAAACACCATGCTTTGGGAGAAGCAATGGAAACAACTGTTACGTATGTATGGCAGTGAAGAAGAAGCTTGGAGACTGATAGACTATCTATCCTTCAAGATGGACTGTGCTAGAGAGCAAGAGCGACGCAAGTGGAAGCTTGATATACCCCTTGCCAAGGGCACGCTAGGTAAGCTCACTAAGCTCAAGGAAGAAAAGACTATAGAGCTTGCGGGGGCTATGCCTGACGTTCCTATTAAGTCTAAGAGGGAACGCCCTAAGAAGCCATACAAGCAGGATGGTAGCCTATCAGCTACAGGTATCAAGTGGGATATAATCACCAGAGAACATAACAAGTCATTTGATTTTGATGGAGTAGTTGAGGTGGTGACGGGGCATAAGCCCCCTAACCCAGGTAGTGTACCTCAATTAAAAGACTGGCTGTACTATTTCGGCTGGATTCCTGAAACGTTTGAGTATAAACGCAACAAGGAAACTGGTGATGTAAGGAAAATACCTCAAATAAACCTTAAGCATGGTAAGGGTGTATGTCCCAGCATTAAGAGGTTGTTCGAGGTAGAGCCTGCTCTTAAAGTATTGGAAGGGTTATCAATACTAACACACAGAATCTCTATCTTCAAGGGGTTCCTTGCCAATGTAGATGATGAGGGGTATATTAAAGCTCAGATACAAGGCTTGACTAATACGCTTAGATTCAAACACAAAGTGGTGGTTAACCTGCCGGGTATTGATAAGCCCTACGGCGAGGACGTGCGAGGATGTTTGATAGCGCCTGAAGGATACGAGCTATTAGGTAGTGATATGTGTTCACTAGAGGATCGTACAGGGATGCACTATCAACAACCCATAGACCCTGACTATGTAGACCTTAAATCTGCTGAGGGTTATGACCCGCACCTACAAATGGCGGTGGTTGCAGGAATGATAACTCAAGACGAGATGGAGTTTTATAAATGGTATCAAAAGAATCATTAGAAGATTATTTAGATTATAATTATATGTACACCAACAAAGGTGTGTTAACAAGGGCTTTCACACTAAGCCGCTGGAAGGAGGGAGAAGAGGTGGGTAGGTGTGTCGGCAAGCGGGGCTATAAAACTATCTATATATTAGGGAAGAGGTACTACACCCACCAAATTGTCTATTGGCTACACACCGGCGAGTGGCCGGATTTGATAGACCACATAGATGGAGATAAAACCAACAACGCCCCGCACAACTTACGTTCATCGTCTAAGGTAGAGAATGCCCTAAACTTGAAGGCTTGCCACAAGGACAACAGGTCAGGTTTTCTCGGGGTCACCTACAGAAAAGACACTGGTAAGTACTCTGCTAGGTTTAGGAACAAGAACTTAGGCTGTTATAACAGCCCAGAGGAGGCGCACGAAGTGTATGTTAAATTTAAAGCAGATGCAACAACTACCTCCTGATAAACAGGCGGCCATAATAGCTAAGATAGGGGCAGCCCGCAAGAAAGGAAAGGCAACTAACTATGCGGCTACTTATGGGGCTGGTGGAGCTACCATAGCCCGAGGAGCTAACGTTAGTAAGGCTGAGGGAGACAAGCTGGTTGAAGCCTACTGGAAACTTAACTGGTCTATTCCTGCGGTTGCAGAAGGGCTGACAGTCCGAACTTTCAATGGACGTAAGTGGCTACACAACCCCGTGAGTGGTTTTTGGTATAGCCTTAGGTATGAAAAGGACCGTTGGTCAACTTTAAATCAGGGTACTGGTGTTTATTGTTTTGATATGTGGGTTAAGTATGTGCGTTCTAAGGGGCTTCCCATCCTAGGACAAATGCACGATGAAATTATTGGCCTAGTGAGGAAAGGTCTGAGGGAGAGAGCCACTGCTGTTTGTAAATGGGCAGTGGGTGAAGTTAATAAAGAGCTAAATCTCAATCGGGATTTAGATGTTGATGTTCAATTTGGAGAGAGTTATGCCGATATTCACTAATTTTAATCTTGGTAAAGAAGCTAAGAAGTACAACGAGAAACAAACAGCTTTACGTAAGACATTCTTAAGTAGAGTGCAATCTTATATACGGGCTGAGAAGTTTGCTGCTGACGATGCTCAGGTAGCTGTAGATGCTTTTACAAAAGAGCGTGACTTAGCTCAGCTCAGGGCAGCAGAGGGAGAAGTGTTACTAGAGGAGCTGGGAAGTGAAAGCTAGTGAGTTGATACAACAGTCTTGTTGTGGACAAATAGGTGACAAGGCTTTGTATCTTGAGAGGGTTAGGTATATGGAAGAGGCACTAGAGAGATTGATGCTAGTGGATTCTAAATACGTTTATGATAATTGTGGTTATACAATAGGAGATTTAAAAGGTGTGGGGTAAAATTAAAAATTGGGCGTACAGAAATGAGATACTGGCTCTCTTCATCATTGATTTAGCGGTTGGTCTATTTTTAATTAGTTTAATATTATTATTATAAGGAATAAGTACAATGAATAAATACGAAGTTGACGTCGATTGGGCTGGCTACAGCCGGGGCTATTCCACTTACATAGTGGAAGCTGAGTCTGAAGAAGAAGCTATGAATAGTTACTACCTAGGTGAAAAGATAGAACATGAAACTGTCCGGGATGATACAGATAGTGAGGTGTCTTCAGTAACTTTAATTAAAGAGGAAAAATAATATGAGTTTAAATGCAAAGAAAATAACTGGTGGTAAGAAGATAAATGCACAGGTGGCTATGGATGCTGGTAGTTATCCAGCCCGTGTAGTGCAGATACTAGATTTGGGGTTGCAAGAGCAACAGCCCTACAAAGGGGAAGCTAAGCCACCTAAGAATGAGATTATGCTTACTTATGAATTCTTGGATGAGTTCTGTTTGGATGATGGGGGAGAGGAGATGGAAGATAAGCCTCGTTGGTTGTCTGAGACATTCCCTTTTAATAGTTTGAATGCTGACTTGGCTAAGTCTACTAAGCGCTACTATGCACTAGACCCAGACGAGGAGTTTGATGGTGACTTCACACTACTGGCTGAGTGCCCTTGTGTAGTGACTGTAGTTAACCGTGAGGGGAATGGTAAGCATAAGGGTAAGGTGTTTAATAACATTGGTGGTGTGTCTGGTATGCGGGCTAAGGATGCCACTAAGGCTGCCCCACTACAGAATCCAGTGAAGGTGTTTGTCTTAGATGAACCTGATATGGAAGTGTTCGGTTCCTTGCCTGAATGGTTACAGGATAAGATTAAAGGTAACTTGGAGTTTAATGGCAGTGCATTGCAAGAGGCTCTTGAGGGGGGTGGTAAAGAGAAGGAAGAGAAGCCTGAGGATAAGCCAGCTAAGAAGGCTGAACCTAAAGATGACGATGGGGATTGGTAATATGACCTCTGACTTTTTCAAAGCTGAAGACTTTGATTTTAATAATCATGATGAGGAGAGGGAGCTTTGTACTTGGGGCTCTTTCGGTAAAGATGGCACCTCAGAGTGTCACAGGTCTAAGATTAAGGACTTAAGCACTAACCATATCTATAACATCTTACGTACTCAGGAATTAAATAGTTTAACGATGATGTTATTTGTACGTGAACTTTGTTGGAGGATAGAACATGATTGAGGTGGGAATGTTCGCGACTGTTAAAGGCAGTCGCTATGTTGACTACGGGATACAAGGCGGGGACATAATGTACGTGGCAGGAGAAATGATGACTGCCATCACTGAGAAAGACCCTTACCTATATCGTAAGTTATTTGTAGCTGCCCGTGTAGTTGAGGGGCATGTACAGGCTGCTGATAAGCCTCTGTCTATGGATGGGACTAATCTAAAACCTGTCTCTAAGAATAGACAGAAGAAACTGTACGCTCAATTTGAGAAAGACTTTTCTAAGGGGTAATGATAGTGGAATATTTATTAGTTATATACTTAATTGGTAGTACCCTTTCAGGGCTATACTGCTCCACGGAAGAGGTTAAGAGGCGCAGTGAGGGTGATTATCCCTGCCCCGTCTTTTGGTGGCTCACTGTCTTGGCTTATAGTTGGCTGGGACTAGCGCTGGTTAAATTTGTATTACCCCCTGACGTAGAAAATCCCACATGGAGGTGGAGAAAATGAAAGCCCTCTTTGACCTTGATATTTTGTTATATGAAATCAGTGGGTTAGGTCAATACGTTGATGAAGAGACTGAGGAGACAGTTATGAAGTCCTTCGATACTGTGGCTGAAGCCTTCGAGCAGAAGGTGAAGGAGATAGAGGGGGAGGTTTGGTCAACTGAGCCTTCCTTATTCTTTATGACCCATAACAAGCAGCTATACAAGATTAGAGAGAAGGCTAAAGCTAAGGTACTTAAGCGTGCTAAGAAGAAGCTAGAATCTAATCCACTTGATAAGAAGGCAGCCTCTCTTGTAGAGGCTAGTCAACCTAGTAAGTACGTCCCTAACTTCAGGGACAAAGTAGCTGAAAAGAAAGTGTATAAAGGTAATCGTAAAGCTAATAGACCATTACACTACGAGAACTTAGTGGCGTATGCCAAAGCTAACCACGAGGTTATTGAAGCTCAGGGTCTAGAGGCTGATGATTTATTGGCTGTCTATCAGGTAGCTGCTGAACCCCTAACCACTATCATTTGTTCAAGAGATAAGGATTTGAAGATTGTGCCCGGCATGCATTTCGGGTGGGCTTGCGGATTACAGAAGCAATTTGGACCTGAACAAGTTACAGAGATTGGCTGGTTGAAGATGCCACACAAGAAACTCACTGGTGTTGGTCTTAAATTCTTCTATGCTCAGATGATAATGGGGGATGCCACGGATAACATACCTGGCCTGCCTCGTCAGGGGCCAACTAAGGCCTTTAAACTATTAGGGGAATGCAGTAGTGAGGCTGAGTTATTTGAAGCTGTTGCTGGGTCTTACAGAGAGTTTTACTACGGGGTAGGGGGGGATGCTGATTGTAAGCAATGGAGGAGAGAGATGTTAGAGCAAGCTAGATTGTTGCATATGGTGACAGAGCTTGATGATGAAGGGATACCTGTTATGTGGGAGATGTATGATGAACGAAATAATTAATTGGTTTTGGACTGCGCCTTGGGTAGAGGTAGTGTACGCGGTACTTATTACCGGGGTTCTATCGTATGCGATATTGGCGGACTAAGATGAATGATATATACTATAACGACTTAAAGAATGCCAATAGTAACCTAGCGGATCTTGGTACAGAGAGTCTATCGGAAGAATTATCTAGCCACATAACAACTCTTATATCTGAAGTTGAGTTTATGCTTGTTAGGTATGAAGAGGTGTGTGAGGAAAGGGTGGAGCTTGAGGAGGAGAGGGATACCCTATCAGCTCAACTACTGGAGATTAATGAGGTTTAATAAAGACACTTACTGGATACAACTTATAGCGTATGGACGAATAGTGAGGTATTAAATGTTTTTTATATATAGCAAGGGAATTATAAATCTAAGTTTAGTAGAGTGGTTTGGTATACTTAATACAGAAAACCAAAAAGTTCTTAGATTTGAAATGTGTTCTGGGGAGTGTACTAATATTAGGGCTAGCTTTAGTGAGCTAAAAGAGGTTATGACTCTAATTGAGTCTTGTATAGTGCATGGCAACCCATGTTGTAAGAGTCTGGAGGTATAGAGGGGTGTTGATTACTGATATCAAATTAGTAGAGAAATGGGCTGAGGAGCGTAATCTAATTGAGGGCTCTAACCCTCAAGCTCAGATGCTTAAGTTGTTAGAAGAAACTGGGGAGCTGGCTTCAGGTATTGCCAAGAATAATAGGGAGGTTATTGTTGATAGCATTGGTGACGTGCTAATAGTGTTGACAATACTGTGCAAGCAATTAAATATTGATATGCTAGAGGCGTATCACACAGCTTACTTAGAGATTAAAGATAGAAGTGGTAAGATGGTGAACGGCATCTTCATTAAGGGGGGTTAATGGCAGAGAAAAAAACTAGGGGTGGACCTAAGACTAGATGTTCGGGGGCTTGGACAGAGGCTAAGTTCAGGTCATTCATTAAGGGCAACCTACGTAGGTCCACAATGAAGTGGGCCCCTATTAATCAATGTAAGAGGGCAGCTAGGGTGAGGAGGGGCTTCTATCTATGTGCTGGTTGCAAAGAGGAAGTGCCCGCCTCAATGAAAGAGGAAGGCTCTAGACGTAGAAGTAATAACGTTCATGTAGACCACATCAAACCCATCATTGACCCAGCTGTAGGTTGGACTACGTGGGATGATTGTATTGAGCGTATGTTTTGTGAGTTAGAAAACTTGCAAGTGTTGTGTACCAAGTGCCACAAAGAAGTAACTGATGCTGAGAAGCAAATTGCCAAAGAGCGCAGAGCTGAAGAGAAACTGGAGAAGTCTATTGAAGAATAATAATTATAAAGGATATAGCTTATTTAACGATGTAGAGGATGCTACACTACGTACGTGGAATCGGTGTGTTGTACTAAGCAACATCAATCATAATCATGGGGAAGGGTTTGTGGAGGGATACAGTTCGGAGATGTCCAAGGTTGACAAGATACAAATGATGGCTATGCTTCATTACATCAAAGTCAAAGGGGTTGAAGTGGTACGTAAGGAAATCAACCAAGGAAAACATCCAAACTTATTGGAGGTATGATGTATGGCTATATTCCTAAGTCAGTTCTTAACCATATACCTACTGGGCTTGCAGTCTTTGATGGTAAGGGACAACAATAAACTGGGAGCCTTTATTGGTTCCTTGTTAATAGGTATGTGCCAATTCTATATATACAACATAACAGGCAGCTTTAGCATGTTGTCACTTGATTGGTTCTTGTTTATATTTGCAGGGCCAGTGGCTATAGTGTTGGCTATGGAGACACATCCACACTTAATGAAGAAACTATTTAAGGGGGGTAGATGAAAGAACAACTAGCCATGAGGTTTAATGAAGGTAAGAGTCCACTATCTATGGTATTGGAGGCTAAGCACGCATTAACGGGTTGTGCCTCGGTACTACAGTTTGGGGCTAAAAAGTACGCTAGAGGTAACTGGCATCAGGGACTAAATCATTCTGAGATATGTGACAGTATGTTGAGGCACCTGTCAGCATACTTATCAGGGGAGGACATAGACCTCGAGAGTGGCCTTAGGCACGTAGACCACATAATGTGTAATGCTTTATTCTTAGCCGAGGGTACAATAACACATCCAGAGCTAGATGACCGTAGTGAGGAACTTAAGAATGGAAGGGATAGTTAATCAATTGCTTGAATGTTTAATTAGTGGGATATTCACAGCGTTATTCTTGGTACTGGTTGCTAGGCTTAACCAGTTCCCGTTGGTACTCCTTATAACAAATCTAAAAGAGGATGAAGATGAACAATCATAAAGCATACCATATGGCCCTTAGAGACAAAGATCTTCTTCCCGTCATAGCGTATGGCAGTGCGGGCACTGGCAAGACATACGGAGCCTGTGAGGCAGCCGTGGAGTGGTTGAATAGGGGCAAGGGTAGTAAGGTATTGGTTATACGCCCTAATGTATCCTTTGCAGATAAGAATGGATTCTTACCGGGCACAGAGAGGGAGAAGATGGAACCTTGGATACGTCCCGTCTCTCAACACTTCGAAGGGTTTGGACTTAACCGCAGCATGCAGGAGAATCTAGAGAAGAACGGACGCCTAACATACCTACCACTTGAACACATACAGGGACTCACGTTTGATAACACGTTCATCATATTGGATGAATCCCAGAACATGACCTTCGACCACTTAAAAGGATTTCTAACTCGTATTGGTAAGTGGAGTAAGGTGGTGTTGTGTGGGGATATAGCTCAGGTTAGCCCTAAGTTTAGAGGTAGTGGTATGGCTGAGTTGATAAGAATGATTGACCACTTCGATATGCCAGTACACACTATTGAGTTTGGTAGGGATGATATACTACGTAGTGAGACTTGTAAGCAATTCATTATAGCGTTTGAAGATTGGATAAAATAAATGAGTAGTTTTAAAAATTACCGTAGGGTTAATAAAGCAGAGATGAGGCCATACATTCTAGGTGAGGATTTAGCTGGGGTGGCGGTATCTGATGTAGACGCCCCTGAAGAAGACCTCGGAATGATTGCAAGGAACCCTGAAAACCACAAAGACCAATGGTATGTAGCCAAGAAATATTTTGAGGATAACTTTGAGGAGAATAAATAATTGATTAGTTTAAAACAGCAGAATTTAATATGTAAGTTTAAAGAAGAGGGGTATAACCACAGGGATATATCTCAAATGGTATTCGGTGTACGCTCCAGAGCCTCTACAGTACACTATGTACTTAAGGATAGAGGGTTGGTACCAGACTCTTGTGAAGCACCCCCTGTGCCCACTACAGGCCCACGTATGCTAGTCTTTGATATAGAGACAGCACCTATCCTTGGTAATGCATGGGGACTGTGGCAACAGAACATTGGCCTTAGTATGATAGTGAAGGATTGGTATGTCTTATCATGGTCTGCCAAGTGGGTCGGTGAAGATGAGGTTATGTATGAGGACAAGCGTGCTAATTGGGATGATGAAAATGATTATGAATTATTAAAGTCTATTCATACCCTGCTGGATGAAGCTGATATTGTTGTTACGCAGAACGGTAAGAAGTTTGATGTTAAGAAGCTTAATGCTAGATTCATTATGAATGGTATGAAGCCGCCTAGTGCGTACAAGCACATTGATACGCTTCAGATAGCGAAACGTCACTTCGCATTCACCTCTAACAAGCTGGAGTTCATGACTGATAAGCTCTGTGTTAAATACAAAAAGCTTAAGCATGGTAAGTTCCCTGGCTTTGAGTTGTGGGCTGAATGTATGAAGGGTAATGTAGAAGCTTGGGATGAGATGGAGGAGTATAACATTCATGATGTACTATCTCTTGAGGAGCTAGTATTTATCTTAGCCCCTTGGTCTAATCAGATTCCTAATCTAGACTTGTACTATGAGGATGATGATAATCATTGCTTCTGTGGTTGCACTGAGTGGGAACACTCAGGTTACGCTTATACTAATCTCAGTAAGTTTGATAAGTTTACCTGCACTAATTGTGGAGCAGAGAAACGGGGGCGTACTAACCTACTAACGAAGGAGAAGCGTGAGAAATTACGCATGAATGTGTTGTAATCCTAAATATTTCTTTCTTTTTATATCAACTACTTATAAAATACTTTAAATTTCTTGCAGTGAAAGTGCTAGAAAAAGAGTATATATGAGTATAATACATGACGATATGACAAGATAGTAATTAATAATAAACAAGAAGAAACAAGAAAGATTAAGAACAATTATAATAACTTATTTCTTTCTTATTCTTCTTAAAGAAATAAGAGAATATATTATGAAAATATATTTAATACTATTAATAATTATTTTAATATCTGGTTGTAGTACTACTAGCGGTGAATGGATTAAAGCTAAAAATCAATATACGAATGCTGAGTCTGATGCTATCAGGGCAGCTAACAAGTATAACCTAGAAGCTAGTCGGTATAGACAAATAACTAAGCTACTTAAAATGGAATTTCATAGATTGATGCAGCTGGACGCTGCTTACAGAAAAGCAATTAGAAATACTAATTGTCCGGTGGAGATGTGATATGTTTATTAAGTTTGATGTTTGGCCTTTCAACCATGCGGTTGGTGAGGGTATAGGTGGATGGGATATTTACAGTGAAGAGTATTGGGGATGGTGGTCATGAAGTGGTCTCAAGATGCTGGTACAATTATTCTATGCCTAGGTCTAGCTGGTTTATCCTTATACTTTAATTCCGTCTTATGTGGTTTAGGGGCCTTCGTAGCTTTTATAAGTTTATTAGATTAATAACAATAAAAAGGGAGGCCAAGCTATTAAGCTTGGCCTCCCTTTCTTTTTGCGTTTAACCTACCGCTTCTTGTCACCCCTCTTTTTCTTCTTAACAGGCTTAACTACTTTCTTCTTAATAGCACCCTTCTTAACTACCTTCTTCTTGGTAGCTCTACTAATCTTATCTTTCTTAACGTCTCTAGCCATTGTTAACTCCCAGTCTAATAATATTCTCATTCATCTTCTTCATTTCCTTTAGTATCTCTCCCATAGTAAACTCAAGTCTCTCCTGAGTCTTCCGTATCCCCTCCTGTGCTGCCTCTGTACGAGTTAAACGCTCTTTAATCCTATCCATGTCAGACGTTATATACGCATCGTAAGAATCTAACTCGGCATCCTTAGCCTCCCTGGCTATCGCCTTCTCTCGCAACACAGCCGTCTCTGATTTAAGGCTGGTATATGATGCTACACTTCCCCCTAATAATAACAGCATAGATACAAACACTGCTGCCCAACCACTACTCTTAATCATAACACATCCTTATTATTTACTGCTCTTCCCGGTTCTCAGGGTAGCGATTGTATCAAACAAGCGCATGAATATCCTACGCAACCCAAGCTCTGATATAGTGATTCCATATATAATATATTGATACCACTCAGGCGTATTCTCATTGAAGAACCTAAATCCTTCGGCTACGTAAGCTTGTGTATACGGTACAAACATAAAGACAAAGGGTGCTAACATAATAACCTTGAACATCTCATCCGTCCAAGTGTTCTTCATGTTCTTGACCGTAATCAAATCTATATTGTTGCTCATGGCAGCATCATTTTCTAGCACAGTAATCTTTGAATTGGTCTTAGCAGTTTCAAGAGCAATCTTACCCTTCACCTTAGCGGTCTCCCGCTCCTGCTTAGCCTCCACCCAAGTCTCCCCCATACCAAATAGCTTGCCTAATCCCATTGTAATAAGACCTAACATTACCACCTCGCTCTATTTTTTCTGACATCTACATGTGTAAATGATTTATATTTGCCTATGCCATACTTATCTGGATACAGAGACAGGAGATATTCCTGCACTAACAAGTGACTGACTCCCTTGACAGTGATATCAGCCGCAGTACCTAGTAGGTGCTGAGAGCGCTTAGCCCCCCCCACCTCAGTGTTATGTTCCTTACATCGTATGCCGGATAATATGGACACGGTAGTATCGAAGTGGTCTCTTACATCCTGTAACACATCTATTAATTCATGACTCACAATACTATAGTCACAATATCCACAATGACATACGAATTCATCAGTGGAAAAGTTCTTACTTAACTTGCTCATTAATTACCTCTTCTAATGTTGCTATCAGTTTTGCCTTAGCTCCCGGTGAGAAAGGTGTCCCCTCTTCATCACCAACTAGACTCTCTATACCTTTACGTATTTGTTCTACTGTAAGCCCACGTTCCAGTAGAGATTCGATTCTAGCTTGGTCTTCCGTTATACTAGCTTCCCTCGGTTGTTTAATTTCAGTAGGAATGGTTCCACTTATAATACTTAACATTGTTTTATCAAACTGTTTACTAGCAGACACTTCTTCCTCTAGCGTAGTGGCATTACTTAGGGCTTCATTAAACACCCTGTTAGCCTCAACAACAGCCTTTCTACCCTCTTCCCCACCTAGTACATCACTAACAGGTTGGGTCTTCACTACAGGCTCCTGAGGAGCTCCTACCAATACAAAGCTAACAGCCTCTTGGGCAGTCATATCAGGATTACCATTCTCTGTGCCAAACTTCTTAAGGAATACAGGATTGAGATTGAATACTGAAAACATATTAAAAGCTATCTTACCAGTGTTACTAGTTACGCCCTCACCAGAAACTACATTCATACGGGGGGGCTTACGGCTAAACTTACGTCTACCAGTTTCACTCTTAATCTCTAGTGTGGTAGGTAGTGATGAATTATCCGCTACGTAAGAAGAGAGGAAAGCCCTCTTAAGTGAATTGACTGTAGTGGCTAATACTCTATCACCCTTATCCCTATTCTGAGCAGCCCAGCCTTTAAATCGGGTAGACCACGTTAAAGCAGACGCATCTGTATTCTTCTGAATCATGGAGTCATAGGGAGAAACGGAAGCATCCTCAGTTGCCACCTTCTCCACTACAGAAATCATAAGCTTCTCATTGGCTGGGTCATTTAATTGCGTACCTGTTGCAAAGGCTTCAGGTTCAGACATGATAGACACGTCAGGTACGGGCAGGATTAACTTATCTAAACCAGTGGCACTAGCTCCGTTGAAGCTGCCCTGTTGCTTAAACATATCCTTGGCTATAGGATTAGCAGCTATCAAGAGAAACTTGGCTGGTCCATCTTTACGTTGAGCCGCGACTAAATAAGCCTGTACGGCAGCTGGTCCACCAGCTACCTGTAGCTCCTTCAGTATACGATATTTAGCCGTAGCCACGAAGTTAATTTCAGCACTCTGTTCTTTGTTCAAATCCCCTATCACTTTTAAATAGGCACTGTCGCCAATCATGGCCTTAGTATTAGAAGCCCAGTCTTCTATCTCACTTAGATTTGAATCATACCCAGCCTTATCAATTAATAGATGACCTGTCTGGGGGTCTCTAGTCTGAGAGTTTAACTGACTCTTTAATAAAAGAACTTGCTGGTCTACGGCTAGATTTAATGAACGAGTGGCATCACCACTTATAGTACCTCCGCCCTGCACATTAGCCCTGTTTACAGCATCCATGAATTTAATGGAATTGTTATTAAGCTGAGCCTGTGTATTGCTAAATACTAACTCTCCGTTATACTCTCTTACGTCCTTCTGTGCATCAGCTTGTATCTTAGCACTCTTAGCGCTCTCGTCCAAGGTAATACGTTTCTGGGCCTCTTCTGAGGTAGATAGTCCTAGTGATAGCCTAACCTCTTCAACACGCTGTAAGTGCTTATCACGAGCCTCTTCCTCGGGCGTAGCTTTAAATACACCTGTAGTAGTGCCTCCCCCAAAAGTATCCTTGAACAGCCTATCAGCTTGCTTGGCCACCCAAGGGGAGTTAGCCTTAGCCTCATCCAAATCTGCCCTAGCTTTAATCTGTAAGGCAGAGGAGTTACCCCCTTGTTGCCTTGCCTGAACTACCCTCTCAAACTTATTCTTTAACTCTGTAAGCTCTTGTTGACCAGTGAAGGCAAAGGCAGCTTCAGTTGCCACCCTTGCTACATCTGTAAATAAATCAACAGCGCTGGTACCTACTACACCTTCCCGTGGCGTAACTGAAGATTTAAGTTGAGCCACTTGTGGTTGAAAGATTTCACCTGCCATTCTACTGGCCTCCCAATTCGTTTTCTTCTATGAATTTCTGTTTAATAATACTCATCTTATTAGCTGCACCTGTAAACTCACCGACAGCATCAATAATGGCTCTATTAATAGTTTCCTCTTTAAAATCCCTTGGCTTACTAAGTCGATTTATAATGATATCCATAACTTCCTGTGCATCATCTGGGTCTAGCCTATCAATCTGACGCTTAATCAAAGAGGCTGCAATCTGTGAGCCCTCTGTTACAAGTTCATCCTGATTAGAGATAGCCAATTCCAAGTCATGTAGTATAGAGATATAACGCGTAGCTAAATCTCTAATCTCTGTCTTGCGGTTACGGTCAGCTATAGACAACTTATAAAGGTCATCCATTTCCTGACTACCAAAGCCCATGGCTCTAGCATATATATCACCTAGGTCGGGTTGTACAGAGTATAAAGGACTGCCATCGGACTTGCGTACCATACCCTGTGACAAGTCATAGGCTGCCATCCACTTACGTGAAGATGATGGTATATTACCAAGAGACCTAATCATTATTTCAGAAGCAACCTTTAGAGCAGGGCTTAACTCTTCCCCGTCCAAATACTCATCAATAACCATATTACCAGACAACACCATATTACTAAAGAAGTCTACAATCTTATCACCAGAGGTGAATGAAGCACCCAACATAGACTTAAACATCGGTGTGTTTTCATCTATCAGCGCACGTCTAACATCTTCTATAACATCTGCGGACACAGTTAAGCGCCCCGAGATTAAGGCATCAATATCAAGTTCATGATTAATTAACCAACCCACTGCACCCCTCTTAGCTATGGTAAGCTCCTCAGAGTTTAAATCACCTGACTCTAATGCAAACACTTTAGTCAATGTTTCATCTGTGAAGTGATTCAGTATTGGTACACCAGCCGCACCGAATAAAGCCATCTGACCTATAGCCAATCTAGCTTTCTCTGTACCTGTAAAATGTGTACCAAACATAGCTTCCATATATTTAGTATATATCTGCTTGAACTGTGTTGGTAATGCCCAGATTCCTTTCTGGAAGGCAGCCTTATTAGCACCAGACATATTAAGTCTATATTGCTCTGCTCTTGATACAACTCGTCCAATGGTGGCATCATCGTACCTAAAGGATTTACCCTTAAGACTCTTCTCGCGCTCTAATGCAGTAAAGAAGGATATACGCATGTTAGACAGTTCACCCATCCTGTATGGAGTTTGTCCTAGGTCAACAGCTCGGTTGAATCCTCTACGTAAAAAACCAGCATCATAAGGAAGTCTATTGGCTATAGAACTAGCATCAGCACTCCCCCTTATTACAGCCTCATACATACCAGACTTACGCCAAGCAGAATAATCCTCAGATAAAGTCTTAGCATCTAATCCATTGTCTTTAGCAACCTTGTTAAGAAACTTACGAGCTGTTTGTTCATTGGTAACAAAGTCAAGTGCAGAGGACATCAGCCACCTAGGTAGAGCTTTTGTAGCAGAAATCGGGTTGATACTGACGGCTACGCTAGCGCCGAATAACTGTACTGGCAGCTGGACCATATTGTACATTCCTAATGTAAGATTAAAGGTTATACCCTTAGCCACATCAGTTATACTCTTATCATGCATTTTATAGAAGAACTTAGCAGTGCCTTCCCTACCAGCCCTATCAAACTTCTTACCTATAGCTCTCACAGCACCTTGGAAGGCTTGGTCGGTAGCCGTAGGTATGCTAGACATAGTACTCACTTGGTCATGCATAGATAATAGTTTAGCCTTCTGTTGGGGGTCCATATTAGAACTACTAATATCAGCCCTTAGTGCAGACCAGTCAATACTCTTAGCCTTATCCCCTATGCTCTCTTGCATAGCAGCTTCGTTAATAACCCTAGTACGTGCTTCCATTCTCCACTCGGACATAGCCACCCTGTCAGATGTTATACTCATATAACGTTGTATAGAATCAAGGGCATCGGTACGACCCCCCTCATCTAAATCTCCAGCCCAATCAAGTTCTGTTGACTTACGCTTACCTCGTATCAACCCACCAGTGATTGCTAAATTATCTGAATTAGCTACACCTTGACTAACCTCACGGTCAAACACGGCAGCATAATCACCCTCTATAAACTCTTCACCTATATCATCAGCTGTTCTCTTAAGCTTCTGTATATACCTGAGAGCTTGACCTTCTGTAGCAGCGTAGGCCATTGTCACTGGTATTCTGCGCTTAACACCATTAACTATTATATCACGTTGATGCTTCACAAAATAGTTAGCATCTTCTCTCAACTTAGGTAGGTAATTCCTCACCTTGTTAAGTACAACACTGGGTAGTTCTGCAATCTCTGCTTTATTAATAAGAGCATACTTAACAAAACCCTCTGGTGAATCAAACCACTCTTGAGGATTCAAAGCATCAGCACGTACCAATATCTTACCCTCTGTGTACGCTTGCTTTAATTCATCCAAGCCCACACCCTTGCGGGTTATACCATTGGTATCTACTATTACGCTGTTTTCTACATCACCAGAGAAAGCCCTATGAGCTGACTCGGCATCTCCATGTGGTTTGGCATACTGTACATTACCATCTAGATTTACAGCCTTAACCCCACGTAATTCCATCTCTCTACGTACTGTAGAATTATTGGTGTGCCAAGCATCATCCAACACCCTACGTAAACCCGTTACAGCTATAAACTCTTTATCGTTTAAACGCTGACCACCAACACCCTCATTAACTAATTTCTGATACGTCATCTCGATATCCGTGCCATCAACTTGACGCATTACAAGATCAATCTTCTTAAGGCTCTTAACGTTACCACCTACAGGCTTCAATGCCGCGTCTACAGCACTCGTATAGGCCTTTCCTATACGACCCTTAGCAAATAGTGCAACTTCAGCTTGTTGTACGAATACACGTCTGTCAGCTCCAGCCAGGGTGTTAGGGCTGGTGGCAAATCTTAAACCACTAGCTAGGAACCCAGCTTCTTTCTGTTCAAACCCACCTAAGTCATCTAGGGTAAATAGGCGTTCTTCTTTAACAGTAGTTACGCCTTTGTTATCCAGCACATCATATTTAATATTTATGCCTTCAACCCCAACCTTAACTTCTATATTATCTAGGTCATCATTCTTTGCTAAATTACGCTTAACTGCTGCTGCTATCTCATCAGCGTCCTTAGTGCCTGGACGGGCTGTGATTACTAAGGTATCGGTGGCCTTGTCTAATTCTTTTGTCACTTCGCCCGAGTAGTAACGGTACTCTTGTTGCACTCCATCAGGAGCGCCATTAAAGATGCCGTTAGGCCTTACTGGATTGCCAACACTAGCAGCATCCATTTGACTTACGCCTGATGCTTTAGCCACTTCAGCACTGCTTGTAGTCACCTCAGCTATCTTAGCGGCTGTTCTAGCATCGCCTGCCTTAGCTGTTCTATTTAATATGTTTAAAGACCTAAGACCCCTAAACAATCCCTTACCTATACTAGACCCCACTAATAGGGCGTCAAACTTCTCTAATGCCTGGAAGGTTTCCGCAAACGGGTCTCGGCCAAGTATAGCTATGGCAGCACTTATTTGCTGTAGGAAGTTATCATCTACACCCCGAATAACTTCAACCAATCTTTCATCAAATATAACTCTGTCTTCGGAAGACAAACTATTACGAAAGCCAGATATACTCTTGAATGCTGAGCCACTGCCCAGCCATTCAACAAACCCCGCCTCGTCTCCGAATAGATTAGCTTGTATCTCAGCGGCATTATAAGACTCGTCTGGCACAGCTATAAGGCCAAGTACATCCCAAGCTGTGTCATACCAAGCTCTTTCATCAGCTCCAGCTGTTATAGACTCCAGCAGTAGACTGTCTATAGCTATAGCCTTTTTAGCATCTTCAGATAGTCTTTCACTGCCATCTAGACTATCAACCCAAGATAGGTATGGAGTTAGTTTAGAACTACCCATAGCCTCTATTCTGTCAAACTCTTTGGGGGCGTTAGTTACAATAGCTTCTAAATTCTCTGGCTGCTCAGCTGCTACAAATTCTATAGAGTCGGATAGCAATTGTCTTTGCTCATCTTGATGTGCTACAGTGGCCCCTATCCTCATTTCCTCGGCAGACATCATCTCTACATCCTCAAGAGATTGCACTATATCACCACCATTAGATATTACGGAGGCTGCCAAATCCGCAGATAGAGAATTCTTTTGATTCCTATCTGAGAAAGCTACTTGGCTATTATAAATATTACCTTCAATCTCTAGGGATTCAGGTGCTAGTTCAATATCTGCCATGGTATTCCTTATTTAAATAAATTGTCAAAACCATCAAACTCAGAGAAAGCAAACTGACCTACAGAGGTGAGTCCAGCGCCTAGTTGTTGCTGAGCTTGTGCAGACGCTATATCTTGATTTAAATCACTTATACCAGCAGCAGTCCTTTGTCCACCAGCTATCCTGCCAACATTAGCACTAACTTGCGTTCTCAAAGCACTTACAGCACCAATCTCCCTACTAGCACCCCCTGTGCCAGCTTCTTCTGATGCCTGTAGTATCCGAGCCCTCTTAATACGCTCCTCTCTAGCCTGTTGCCTTAGTGCCGCTGCATCCCTATTACGCTGCTCAGCACTTTGAACCTCACCTCTCTCCTTGGTTGCTTTTCTAGCTTTACTGGCAGCTTCAGCAGATATAGCTATACCAGTCACAGCTACAATAGCACTTGTTATTGCCATAATTAACTTTCCTTAATACATTTAGTATATAGACGTTCAGTATAATCCCAGCCCATTCCCTCACACAACTTATCAAATGGTTGTGAAGTCTTCATGTGCATAGTCATTACCGATACGCCCAGGTCTCTCATCCAATTCTCCACAAAAGAGAAAAGACCTACCCCGATTTTAGCATTACGATACTCAGGTTTTATAAGTACAATATCATTAACTGCATATAAATCCTCTGAGTAGTGTAGGTTGGGCACTACCATAATAATATAGTAACCAACTAATATACCAGAATCACGAACTGTAGCTACCTTAAGAATCCCACTATCCTCTAGAGTGTAATAACGATCCCAGTCTGGGACTAAAGATATCTTATCCTTATACATAGCTATTTCATGGTAGTGTTCAACCAACATAGGTCTAAGTTCTTCTTCAATTTTAGATAGCTTTTCTTCTTGATATGTAATCATTAAAATCCTATACGTTAGTGGCTGAGCTAGATATAATAGACCACCCTAGAATCTTTAAATCCTTTAGTGGTTCAGACTTAAGTAGTAGAGATAATACCTTACCCTTACCCCTAAGTTTATTCTTAGTTGATATAACTTTAAATCCAGTGTCAAAAGTATCAGAAGCATCTTGTGGGATAAACACCCTCTTGTACCTGTATGCTTGGAATTCCTTACCAAACCTACCAGACGTTGGAGAGTTAGCCCATTCCCATTGAGCCTGTACTTTACAGGACGATTCATTATCTGGAAATAAATCTCCATTTATATCGGCGGTAAAACCATCCTCAGTCCTCTCAAAATGGAATGTTACATACGGTACTTGTTTATATCTTTGGAAATCTCCACCGCCATTATAACCAGTGAGGATAAAAGCGGGAGCATCAATACCAGTCCCGTCGAACGTCTTCCAGTCTACGAATGTACCATCTCTAAATTTAGACAGTGTGTACTCTATCGTGGGCGAGGATTTAGTTACTGTTACGTATAATATCTCCCTCAACCCGTCCTGACGTACAGAAGAAGTGAATTGCACAGGGTTTGTTAGATGAACTACAGAGTCCGGTCCATTAATAACTAGACTAATAACTTCACCCACTTTAAAGGAAGGTACCTCTACAGGTGCTACTAGATTAGGTTTACCTAATGCTGTACCAGGTATTGTGTTAATATAGAATGCCGAGAGGTTTATATCCAACACTATCTCTATAGTATCATTATCATCCCCAATCCTATTACCGTGTAGCCACCTAACCCTTCGCTCGAATGTATCAAAGTTACCTTGTACACTTAGTTTATCTAAATCTGAGATATTATCATATAGTGTTTGTATGGTTGTATTAGTTAGGTTTAATGCTGTTAATGTGCCAATCTCATTACTTGCTATCTGGTATATACCGTCATCACCCCAATACATTATAGAGTTATCAACTTGTACAACAGAGTTCCCATTAGTACATCCGTGATTAGTAATCTTAACAACCTTGCTCTCTAATGCTGTGAAATTAAAATCATTACCACCAACTACAGCCCATACACCATTCTCAGCTACAACAATAAGACTAGAGCCTATGTTTACTAATTTCTTAAGACCAAACGCCCCGTCTAGACGAATGAAACCACCATCTGTATCTAGAAGGTCTGGACTCTCTTTAGAGGTTGGGTCTCCTGTCTGATGGCAAACGCCTAAATCAGCTGTAGATTCCACCAACTTACTAAAAGTTAAGTAAGAGGACAACTTGGGGGAATGCTTATCCCCAGACACTACATTACCAGAAAAACCACCGTACCAAGCCCTGCCTGCAAACTCAGCCACTAATGTAGCTCCATCTGGAGTTTTATCTAATTTCAACTCAGTAACTAAGTTTTGGATATACGTGTGGTCTACCTCTAGTTTATTTATTTCGGATAACCTGCTGGTTCCCCTATCTAACAAATCTATTATGAAGTATCCTTTAGGGCTTTCAAAATTACCCCTTGCGGAATCCCTAGCTACATCGGGGAAAAATCTTTCAGTAAATCTGTCAACTTGGCTGGTTTCATCTGGGAAGAGGGCAGAAGTTACTGAGTCTGAATTTGAAGGAAACTCTTCTGCCTCTTCCCCCTCACCACTAGACATAGTAAATATACGTATTGGGTCGAATACAGCGCCCGGACCAGTCTCCCCTGAACTTTGGAACTTATCCTCACCGTCAAGTCTAGGTAATGCATACGTAGAATTTCTGAGGTTATATGTGTGGTTTTGGGTCTGGTCATCCCTACTCACCCTCTTGCCTATATTACTCAATTCTCTTAAGTCTAAACCCCCAATGACGTCTTCAACGCCAAACAGGTCTCTTATTTTTATTCTGAAAGAGTCTTCTGTTATAACTCCATCTAGATAAGTGAACTTACTTATATCTCCCAAGCCTGAAGTGACTACTAAAATTCCATCTACGACGGTGGCGTTATAATTTATACCCACCTCCGAAGTAGTATACGTATGTGTATGAATTAAACTGCCGGAAACACTAGCCTTATTTGCATCAAAGAACTTTAATACGTTACCTGTTTGTATCACTACCAGTTTAATCTCGGGGTCTCCACCTGCGTTACCCCAGTTGAATGTGCTTATAGCTATTTCACCGGATATACCAACAGCAACCCCAGTCTCTACAAGTGTGTGGCTATCTTCAAAGTCCATCCCCAATCTTCGTTGTGTTGTACCATCTTTATTAAGGGAGAAGTTATTAATGTCTATGGCGGCATTAGCGGGGAAAGTTAAGGGGCTTGCCTCAGTAATTAAACCACCAACGAAAGTATTAAACTCGCTTGCTTGACTCTGCCTTGCCATTCTTATCACCGCCCTTTGAACTTAGGTGTTGGTCTATAGCCTTCTCAGCAAATACAGATTTTGTGTAGCTACCACGTAAGTTAAGGGGTACACTACCCTTACCTTTAGGTTTAATAAGCATCATACCAAAAGTGCCATCACCTTCTATATTAAATCCTTTATATTCCATATGCTATCTATCCTCTCTTCTAAATGTTACATCTTTAAATTTACGTGTTCTTCTACCGTAGTTGGGATACTGAATGCCACCATTAACTCTCCAAGCTTTTCTTGATAGCCATCTCTGCTGTCTCGAAGCTTCCTGCTCAGCCTTAATATCCTGCACCTGCTTGAGTTTGAGCATAGCCCTACTCTTAGCTTCCTCTAGGAGAGCCGTGAAGGCTTCCGCTGGTAAGTCTGGTATGAATTCGTCTACTGCATCCCAAGACGGTATGACATAGGCCTGCGCTTGTATCTTAGACTTCTGTATTGTTGTATCTACTTCATTATCGTAAGAATCAAAAATTATAGTGTCATCATCAAAAGATGTGTAGTAGGTAGGGGCCAAATCATTTCGTATTAACAACTCCACTCCAGTTGGGTCTGTTATTACATCAATATCAGAGTTGTCATTATTACGCCTGTTAAGCACCCGTAAGAAATCATCCGGCTCTAACCATCTTATAGGCAAGTATAACTTCCTAGTCTCCCCTAATTTTATCTTATTGTAGTTAATGAAAACAAGTTCTTTAATATTTTCTTGTACTCTGGCATGTGTAGGCAAAGCGCTGTCACCAAAGGAGTCTATCTGTATAGCTTGTCTAGTATGGGGCCAGTTACGATTACTCATCAAGGCAAAGAACGTTGACTTTATTATCTGAGCCACTTGTGCAGCTTCAAATGTCTCATCAATACTATTTACTTCATCACCATCCATGTCGTTTAAAATATCTTGAACCATATCAAGTAATGTTAATTTCATATTAAGCCCTTATTCTTTGTAAATCAAACACACTATCACGAAGTGTAATATTTGTATTGCCAGTGCTGGCAAAAGACAACCCGATTACATCCCCAGTTACAAATGAACCTACCCCAAAACCTGATACAGTGACAATATCATTTGCATTTTTCTGTGCTGTTTGTACTACGGCTGAACCTGGAGCTGCTGCTACACCGTTTACATTTATGTCCATAGCTACTATGGGGCTGCCCGCAGAGTCAGAGGATAAAGATACCCATGCAGTAATTCTATATATTCCATCCGCAGGAATTACAAAATGGCTTGTCCCATCAAAAGTTGCTCCACCAGTCACGAAGGCTTCATTAAAATTACTTGTTACGTCTGTGAAAGAGGCTGGAGTGTGTGTGTCACCTGCTGTTAAGGCCACTATAATAGATTGGTTAACTAAGTCAAGCCTACCCATAACCGTGTCTTGTACTTGTTTCCAAGTTACAGTGCCATCACCATCTGACACAGGGAGAGAGTCTATCAAAGCTGCTGATTGGCCCTCTAATTTTGGAAACTGATGTGTACCACTGCCAAGTCCATCTGCGGTGTATACTTGACCAGATGTGGCTGAACTTATACCCTTAGGTTCATGTAACCCAGCTTCGGGTATATCTTTATGTTCTATATTAGCAATAATATTTCTCCCAATAAAAAAGGGCCAGCCAGTTTTTAGCCGACCGACCCCTATCAGAATATACTAGATTATACTACAATCTCAATATATTCAATTACCACTTCCATTTTACCAGCGGCAGTTTTAGTTGGTGTACTACCACCTAGTACAATAGCTACAGAAGTCTCAGCGGCAAGCATAGCTGCCCAAGTACCAGTTACAGTACCGAAGATATCATACAGACCCACTGCCTCAGCTTGAGCCTCCGATAACACGACTCCATTAGTTACTTCGGAAGATTCAGTACCCGTCAGGATAGTGGGGGTTGTACCCCCTAGTGCGAACGCCTCAGTAACCCTCACATAGGCGCCTGTTACAAGAGCACCTGCTGGTAACACAGGATCACCAAATAGTGCGACATCAATATCGGCACTGTCTACCTGAATAGATAGCTTGTTCATTGGACCTTCGGTTTTAAAGTTACCAGAGGTCTGTCCCGTAGGACGTTCCCCATAATGGTTACTTACACCTAGGCCGTTATTTGCTTCAAAACCCATTTATATTCTCCCTTAGAAGTTAGATGCAGAAGTGATGATAATGGCTAGCGTATCAAGACGCTGTGTACCAAAGCCCCACTTAGCTCGGACTACGAACTCATCACGAGCTCGATCTTTATTACGTTCGCCCTCTGCCTTAGGCATACGACGCCATGCACCCATAATAGGCTTAGTCTGGTCATCCAGAACACACATACATACGTTTGCTACCGCACCTGTTACCGCTGTAGTGCCATCACTAAAATCACCCGTAGCTAGACGGTTAGACTGAATGATGTCAAAGCTGTATAGATTCATTAAGAAGCGTTGACCACGGGCCAAACCTTCTTGAAGGATCTTCTCACCAAAAGGAGTTACATCATGTGTAATGGTAACTAGGCCGTTTAAAGTTGCCTCTACCACTGGGTCACAGATAAAGATACGGCCTTCACCCGGTACATTGGCTTTATCAAAAGCAATACGTGCAGAGATAAGTTGTGATAGGGCAAAGACATTACCTGATTCAGTAGAAGAGATGCGGTGTGGGAAACCATTGATGGTATTTGCATTAGCATCTGTCTGTGAGGTATTAGCCACTGATAAGAAACGAGTCTCATGATTCTCTTGAATAGCTCGAGTTGATTCAGCAGCGCGTTCTGCCATGAGCGTATCAATAGAAGCACCATCTTCACGTAAGTCATCAGTCACATACCAAGCATCACCAACATAATCAGTAATGGTAAGTAACACTTCACCAGTTTCAATTGGGTTGTAGACCAATGGAGTATCCTCTGCTGCCTCTTGTAAAGTGACAGAGCCTACAGTTTTAATGTGTAAAGTATCACCTGACATGAAGTCTGTGACATTACGATAGAACGTGTCGGGCAACAGCCCATCGTGCAAATTTAATAGAATGAATGAGCTGTATTGCTCTGCCTCTATAAAAGCACGGGTATTCGTAGTTAATTGCATTATTTAATCCTATGCTGTGATATCATGCTTGCGGTAAACCTCTTCCTTAATCTTACGCATATACTCAGCTTGTTCCCTAGAGGTAGCTCCCGATAGGACACTCTTCTCTGGACGTTGTAAAGGCTCATGCTCTACTTTATCCGCTGGAATATAAAAGCTGTTAGTTGTAGTTGAAGAAGAACCTACCTTTTCTCCAAACAGGGCTAGTACCGCTGCTGGATTCTTTTTAGATAGTTCGCCAATTTCCGAAGGCTTCATCCCAAGTTCAGCTGCTCGTTTAGCAACCTCAGCTTGTGCGTTAGCTCCATACTTATTGACTAGTGCTTTATTTACTTGGTCAGAGTTGGCCTTGTGTGTATCTTCAGTAGAACGCTGGAATAATACACCGGCTACAATGTCCTGTATTTGCTGCTCTCCAAGGGGCTCTGCGGTAGCAGGTGTTTCTTGAGGGGTAGCTTGCTTATCTATGATGTCTTGCACTTTTTGTCCAGCCTCTAGCTTCGCTTGTAGTTCACTAATTACCTGCTCTTGTTGGGACATCTTGTCCTTTAACTCAGGTATGTATTGTTGCGAATGCTGTAAGGCTTCAATAGCTTTTTCTACAGTATCATATTTAGGCGCACCATCACTATTCTTAATTGCCGCAAGCTGGTCAGCAAAGAGGTCATTAGGAGTTTCTGTTGGTGTGGTTTGGTCAGGGGTTTCCTGAGGCTTATTTACTTGTTCATCATTAAAGAGCTGGTCAGCCATTTAAATTCCTTATTAGTTTTAATTGGTAGGTGAGGAGAGACTCGAACTCTCAACATTTGCATTCTAAGTGCAACGCGTCTACCAATTGCGCCACTCACCTATTTAATTGGTCAGGGAGGTAGGGCTCGAACCTACATAACCTCGGTTCCAAACCGAGTAGACAGCCAATTGTCACCACACCCTGATAAAGATTTACGCAGTAAGGAGAACAATATCTTCCTATATACTACTAAAAGTATTCCCTAGTGTCTATATTAATAGAAATAGTTAATAATGATATTTCTTATTAATGTAAATATCTAGGAGTTATCTAATATAATTCTTATATATACTTATATATACTCTTTTTTTAGAGTTTTCCCTGCAAATTATATGAAAATAATTAAATTAATTTTCAATTAAAGAGATAATATCATTAAGAGCGCGGGTATATCCTGTTAAATCTGCTTGCTTATAGGCCCAGTTAGGGCACTCATATCCCTCCTTGGAGCGTGCTGTTCTGTAAGCCTCTTCCTCTTTATCCTTTAATAGTTTAGTAAGGCGCTTACGCATGTTAGTAGAGCCTGTAAAGAAACCTCTCATCTCTTTAGCAGCGTCCGACTCTAGACCTTGTACCCAAGACTTCTTCATTATGCTGGTGGCTCCTGTTGCTCTTCAACTATCATTTGTTCTTGAGCTGCACGAACTAAGCGTTCAGTCTCCATCTGCTCTGTAAGAGCTATGTTGGGCTGGAATATTCCAAGCTTCTCTACGTTAAGGCTAGCTGCAAATGCCTTCGCCAGAGCCTTCCCAGATACGTGTTGTTGGATAAACTGAAAGATAGTAGAGTTAGCCAGGTTAGCAAAGTCTTGTACAAACTTAGCTTGCTCCGCAAAATGCCTAGCACCAACTGGGCGTATAATACCATCACCTACCAAATCAGCTTTGGAAATATCTACAAATATAGTAGCCTCTAATTCACTATCAAGAATACCAATACTCTCAATCTCTTGTAGGTTACGATGAGCAGACTCCAGCATATCATTAAGAAGGGGCTCTAATAATAACAGTTCGAATGTAGTAATTTTCTCTTGAAATATTCTACCTGCTGCCGATGCCAACTGGTCTACTTCGAATGCAGTCTTCTCTCCGGGGCTACGTATACCCATAGCCTCCCTAGGAGCGCCAGCATACAGCTCCATCTTATCTTCTAATAGTGAGATATCATTTGAAGCTTGTATAAGTCCTGCTAGGCTCTTAGAGACTTCTTGAACATCACCTTGTTCATCTATATGAATCTCTGCTCCTGGCCCCCATTCAAATTCTTCTACCTCACCAATAATCTTAAGTGGTGGATGAACAATTAAATCGGCAGCATCAGCCTTTAGATTCTCTAAATGGTCGATACGATATTGCATACCTACTAGATTATCTAGTGGCCCCATAGCATATAAGTTATCCGGGCGTAATCGCCACCCTACGTGACGTATAGGGGCTTTACCTGAATAGGTAGGTATCTCTATATCCCGCACCATAGTAGTTCTGTCTACGATGGTTATAAGTCTATTAGTAGTAAGTTCACCTGTGTGTTGGTCATGGAAATCCCCATAGAATTCTAGAATCTCTACAAAATCTGATTGTAGATACTCATACATACTTCCAAAACCATCTACACTATATCCTACAGCCTTATCAAAATCCTCTATACTAAAGCCGCCCATCGTAGATTGAATCATCTTACGCTTATCTATAGCATCAAGCCAAAAGGCTTGGTCTGGGTCTTGGGCAGCCAATAATTTTAATTCACCAAGAGTTTTAATACTACGTACAATTTTAAAACTATCTTCAAAAGAAGAGGCTAAAGGATTAAAGACAATATCTAAAGGGCTTATGCGATGTGCTCTTGGCCCCATATAATCAATTACCTTATCTCCGGCAGCATTAAGTTTAAATTTAGTATCAAAACTTGGCATACTAAATACGTTGCCAAAGTCTATATAGTCATATACTAGTTTACTAACCTCAGCTCTAAAACCACTACGCCTAGTTTTATTAGCCATGTAGCCTTCAATTACTCTTGCCCTTTCCTTCTTATTAGAATCTTTAGAAAAGGCTTCCCACTGTAACCAATCCTCATTAGGGAATAATGCAGTCATATAATTAGAGTGCAGATTATCCCTTATCTGACATAATTTAGGGAGAGTTGTAGAATTCTTCCACGGTAGAGATCTATTGCTAGTCGTAGTTGTATCTGTTGCAAATATATAATTACGAAGTTCACTTTTCTCGTTAATCCACTCCCTGCGTTGACTATTAAATTTATTCCACAGGCCTGTGACCCATGCTGATGGATTATCCCTATCTAATAGGGACACTAATTCTGCTACACTCGTACTCAAAATGGAACTCCTCCGAAACGACTGGTTGCTTTAGTTTGTGTGAAGAAGTCCTTCACTTTAGATGATGCACTCTTAGCGGGTGCTATTGCAATTTCTACAGCTGAAGCTAAGGCATCCTTAACATCATCATGAGCTGGACGACCCAGTATTAATTCTTCCTCTAGTATATTAGTCCAACCACCCTCTTGATGCCACATCTGTAAATTATCATATAGGTGTTCTAATGCAGAAGCTATACGCTCTTCTTTAGTTCCCTCTGCTCTTGATGGCCTAAACTCATCAACAGAAAGCCTGAGACCATCCCTACGTACATAATCTTTGATACTGTTAACAATTACTTTCTGGGCAACTGAGACCTCTGCACGTAGCTTATTAAAACGCCACTTAGAATGTAGTGCAGAAACATGCTTAAAATATTCAATAGTTTTATCAGTCTTGAATCGGTCAATATCTAACACATAGTAATTACTATCACAATCAATACCTACTACCACGATAGCTGTAAAGTCAGCAGCCTTAGATAAGCTGAATGCAAAGTCAACTGCTGCGTATATATTAAGTTTACGGCCATTATAGAACCACTTACTACCCTCCTTAACTAGATGTCTTGGATTATAGTACTGGAACTTATCTCTATTAATACGATCGCTTCCAGGGTCATTGGGGTCATTATAATACTGTGAAAAGAACTGCACACGATCGCTATACTCACCTCTGATTCGAGATAAGGTCTGTAGGTCAAACCCAAAGGCCTTACCATCCGTACGTATAGCACGGGGCCATATAAAGATATTATCTACTTCCACTACAAACTCTTTAATATCCCATATAGCACTTTGGTCTATCTTAATGCCCTCATCATCAAATACATCATACACTTGATTTTTCCAAGTATCGTATACATCATTAGGATGATAACGAGTCCCGCAGGCCATTGTAAATCCACCGGGATTACGTATAGACGTAAACTGTGAAGCTTTCTTAGATACACTAGTACGCCCCTCTTCTGTATAGGCATTCTCTGGTATTACTAAATCATCCCCTACAACGATGTCTGCATGCCAACCAGTTGTATTAGTAGTAAGGCCAGCAGTTGCTATAGTAGCATCTCGTATAGCTTCCTGCTTACGTTTAACGTGGTCTATTGATAACTTAGTCTGGCTCCACTTTTCTCGCTTACCCTCCTGAGGATTTATATACTCTGGAAAGTATCGTTGGTATAGAGTGGAACCTAAGATATTCTGTATGGCAAATAATTGTGTCTGTGCTAACTCTGCTGTTGCTGATACATATAACATGGTGACTTCAGGTTGTCTTGTTATAACCCAAGCACACCACGTAGCTACCATATGACTCTTTAAGTGGGCTCGGGGCAGCATAATAAGCTTATTACTAGTTAGAGATTCTCCTTGTCCATATAAAGTGTACTCTTGCATCCACCTAAATATCTCTCTATGGACATCCCCGTACATATACCCTGGGTTTACTAGACGGGCAAAGAATTCTAAATCCACCAAAGCACGCTCTCTAACATCGAGAGCAGCTTGTGGCATCAGTTTAATCTTCTTCTGTGCAGCTATTAACCAATCTTCCATTACTTAACCTTCTTCAGCCTTAGTATATCCGCAGAGAACTCATCCTCTAGTTGCTCTTGCATGCGCTTGTCATATGCGCTAGTATCCTTCTTAGGTCGACCAGCCCCGGCCTTATCCCAGCCTTTATCGGCTAAGTATTTTTGAGCTTGGAACCCACCGTCTTCATCTAATGCACTTTCTATAATAGCCCGCAATCCAGCAGACCTAAGCTTAAGTTCCAATTCATTACGCCACTCATCTATATACTTACGTATTTGTTTATTATTACACATACGTTGCCAGTGATTCCAACCTAATAGATAAGTAACTGCAAAATCATACTCAGTTACATCTTCATGCTCTAGGTATAGACGCTTAAGGGAGAGATATACTCTACCCTTATACTTGTAATCCTCATCTTTTAGGGTATAGAAGGCTTTATCTGTATAACCTATCTCAAGGAATAATCCTTGTGTTATAGGTCTTCCACCAATATCTTTAAATTTAGTTTTATCTATCTTCATTTAAATTCCAAAAATCTTATCTATCATAAATATTTCAAATTAAAAGTATCTACCTCTAGCAATCATTTTTGCTGTTCTGGTTGCGGCTGTTTGTGATGTAATAGCCGTCAAAAAGAATAGTGTGCTAGTGGTACCGGTGGATGATTCGCTGGCGGAAAATGCAGTAGCGCCTGTTGGAAGTATACTAAGACCAGGGGGGATAGCTGTAAATGCCGCTGGGAATGTCCATGTTAATCCGCCCGTTCTAAATCCACCTAGGAATGCAGCGTTAATAGCAGTTGATGCAACGGTAAAATCAAATGTACAAATCATGATGCCAGATGGCAGTTTCTCGAAATGACCATTGGAATTATCACCTTCTTCATATGGCAATTCAAAAGTCGTAGCTGGTAATGTAGTCCCACTTAATGCTATCCATTCAACAGGATCCACTAATTGGTCGTGAGCGTCTGCTATCACAACGCGTGTTGCATCTCTCCCGCCACTAATTGCTACAAATTGAAATGCTGATGTAAGCAAGCTTAACCCACCAATGTCCGCAAAGTTCCTCAACACCCATTCATTAGGTATATTATTAGTGTCCTGTACTGCATTAAGAATTTGTTTGATATTTGAATTCCCATTCAACTCCAAACCATCAACAACAACCCTATAATTACGGTCAATATTCTGACTTAATGCTGATGCAGTTATTCCCACAACTTCAGTGGCGAGGCCGAGGCCGTGGAATACTGTATTTTTATAGAACTCAATCGTACCACCAACAAGTTCGTGATAGCTTAGTGGAATATCATTACTCCCGTTATGGGAATAAACCGTAGTATGTCTACATGAAGTATTTTCACCTGCTAGTCCAACAGCACCAATAACTATACAATTACTATAATAACTATCAGCAGTATTACCGTGGAAGTCAGCACAATATATTGATGCAGCCTTATCATTTTCAAGACGACTATTTACAATTCTAATATCTCTACATGGTGGATTAGCATCTTCGGCATCTCCGCCCGTGGTGATAGCGTGTCGACCGCCATAAGAATCAACACCGTCTATCAGGACGCTTTGAGAATTTATAATATTGATACCATAGTCATCACCTGATTGGAAATCTTTATAAAATCTACCCCTGATGACATTAGTTTTATACGCCCTATCTAAAGCTAGCGCACCATTACCTGTAGATGTAAGTTCAGCAGAATCTAATCTTAATTCAGAGTATGCAGTGTGTATTGTTCTAAGTGCGAATACTGATGTACCTGAGTTTATAAATTTACCGCCGACAATCCAAACACAAATAGGTGTAACCTTGAAAAGCTTGTCAGTAGAAATGCCAGTGTAATTCGCTTGTAATGGTGTAGTTGATGTTACTATGCTACCAGCTATACTGGCTATCTCGAAAAACTCCCCATCATGATATTCTGGCCTGTGGGATGAGAATGAATTAGCAACGTCGACATCAGCAATAATTAGATCTCTAACCGCAAGACCTGACACAGATGAAAATACTAACGCATCATCACCTTTATTTGCAGCAGCAGTTACATTTCCCTGACTAACCTTAGAACCTTGCACTGTAATAAACGAAGTTGCACTTGTAAAAGTACAGTTTGTACTCAGAAAGAATGTAGCGCCTGTTGATGTTATATCTTCTGTGTATCTGTAAGTTGAGCCTGTATAATCAACAATTACTTTATTATTAGCAACTGCGAAATCGTTGACTGCTCGTATGAATATAGTATCATCAACCATACCATCACCGGTTGCACCAAAGGTTTGATAGCCTTCTATAGCATTACTAATACGCAACACTAATGCAAGAGTTGGAACTCCAGTACATTGAATAATATTAAAAGTATTAGGGGTTACTGTCGATGCTAAAACAACATTAAATAATCCATTAGCTCTATCTTCAATATTTAGGACCATTCCCACTTTTAATTCAGTATCTACTACAGCTGCAACTAGTGTCTTATGAGGTTTTATTGCCTTAGCAGCTATACTATCATCTACAAATTGTACAGTAGCACCTACAGTAGAAGAAGTAATATCTCCTTTACGTAGGGGTTCGGTATCTCCTAGGGGCACTGGTAGGTTTAATAGTCTTTTACTATTCATATCTAAATCTTGAGACATGATATTATTACTACCAACAGAGTGGATTATCTCTGTATTAATAACCTCTTCTATCTTTTCAAAGTTATCATTAATCTTAGATAAATTAAACCCACTCTTAATTTCTTTTAATGTTATATCTGACATTATCTCTCTCTTATCACTTATGCGTTAAATACTAGGCTCGTCCTAGCTCCCTTCCCTTTGCAAATCCCTGTTCAAATTA